TCTGGTACTGTCCACTTACTCGTGGTCACTAGTGATTTACTTAACTAGAAACAGACAAACCAGCTAACAGATATAATGCCTTATACTAGAAAAACTCAACGCACTATTTCTTTCACTCATGCTAGTTCCTCTGCTTCCACCTCTACATCAAAAACACAATCATCGTCTTCATCTTCTTCTTCTCACATTTCATCTCTTTTACAAAAATTTGAGCCATTTCAAAGCCCTCCTGTTCCAACAGATAAGTCTGCACAGTCTTATTTTCTATCCGGTTACTCTAATCTTGCAGGTTTTTCCGCAAAACCATCCTTGGATAGTTCGAAGGTTTCTGTTCCAAATGGTGCAATTCCATCAGTAGTTAGACCTGTTATAATCAATCCTTTATCAACCTCCTCCATTAGTTCTTATGACCGTGGTAACTTTGCAACTCTAGCTGAGTTGAAAAGTTCCTATAGTGATGAGGCTATTAATCTCATCAATCAAAAATATTTGGGAGCAGGGACACCGCAGGGTTTATTACACAGGCTGTCAACTCAGTTAACTACTAGGAGTTCACCCCGATTGACTCAAGAAGAAGTCGATTTTACTATTTCACATTTCCCAACTATGTATACTCCATTGTTCAAAGGTGAGTCCTTGAATACTATCTCGCCCGAATTAAATCCTGAAGCACATCCTGGAGCTCCTTGGTTCATACCAGGTGTAACAGTTAATACTGAAGATATTGCTTCTATAGGTGCAGCCTTTGCAACAAAGTACATAGATGTCCTTAAAACAGAGGGTGTCTCTTCCTTAATAAAATATTCTGAATCTCCAGATCATCGACATGAGTTTGTAGCTATGCTATGTCCTAAACTTGATGTCTATGAACGAGCCGAGTATTTTGAAAAAGTTAGACCATTCTTTGTATTCCCTTTATCTCTTAGATTTTTATTTACTGCCATCACTGACAAAATATTTCCTGCGATTCAAAATTTTTCTGAGAATCCCCGTTCATGTTCTGCTTTCCGTTTTACATGGACTTCAGGGGGTGCTCAGATACTTTTGGATTGGATTTCTGACACAACTATTCCAGGAACCCACTTTTTGTTTTGGGGTGATGACGCAATTTATAAGATCGTTGGGAAGGACAACTCTGTAGCTATTTTTATGCCAGATATATCTGGTATGGATATGCATGTGGATGATCAATCTATTCTATTATATTATTTATTTTTGCTCTCAACTACTGTTCAGGACAAATCCCTGATAACTCTTGATTTAGCCACTAATTTGGAGAAAGTTAAGAAGTTTTTATCTCAATCATCTCTTGATGTCACTTGGTTTAATGTTATTCAATTCTACTACCAGTATATCAAGAAACATAATGTATTGACATATAAATCTTTATTATTTTCAAAAATGAAAGGCGTGTCAAGTGGTATTAATGGTACTACTTGGATAGATTTTATGGCCTCGTCCAGACTTGGTTGTAAAGCAGAGAAAATGACTATATTAGATACTATTGACCCACGGTCACTTACGAAATGGTATAAGGAATTCGAAGAAATCTCACTATTACTTAATTTACCTCTAAAAGCTTCTACGTTAAAGTTTCAACTAACTAATAAAATACATCCAATTAGTAACGGCGAAGTTTCTAGTGTTGGTGAGATTCTCCCTGAAGACACTCTCATTGGCCTTAAATTCTTAGGGTCAGAACTCAAGCTATTTACCCATCAAGCTAAGTTCACCAAATCTGGTAAGGATATTACTTACTTAGTCCCGTCAAACACCCCTATCGATGCTGCTGTTAGTTCTGTATACACAGTGTTTCAAGGTGAAGGTGCTTCACTCCGTACTGCTAAGTCACTTGCAGCGTTATTCGGAATGGGCTTTACTCACTTTGCTAATCCTGATGCATATGATTATCTAGCAAAAGCCTATAACAAGAAGATCGAACAGGGTGGGAATCCTAACGTTATTCCTGACGAACAACCAGAATTGGTGGATTATCCATTAGAAGACTGTATTGGCTGTATGGAGTATCCGTTAAAGGAATACTTCGCTAGCTATTATGCGCCTCCTGATGTGCGAGATGAGTTGATAAAGCCAGATCTGATCAAAGGTCTAAAACCTATTGGTTCCAATGGAAGTATCGGTATTGAGACTACTGATGATGTTATTGATCTCACTCCTAATATAATAAACGACAGCGGATCTTCTAATTTAGAGAATAAAGAAGACTCTGACATTACTGACATTATAGATACTACTGTAATTACATCTACTACTCACGTTCCACCTAATACTCCTGTGTCATATCCTACTTTAGTACCGCCTTCAGTTGCTGC